TTTCTTCATATCGCAGGTGCCGAAGTTGGCTACATTGAAGGCCCTGCCGACAATCAGACCAAGTATCAAAAGGCGAATCAACCTTGGTGTGGCGCCTTTGTCAATTGGTGCGCTAAGCAAGTCTCCTTGAAGATTCCTGACTGCACTTACACGCCCAATGGCGCAAAGGCATTTGTTAAAGAAGGAACTTGGCAGAATGCAGAAGACGCAACTCCGCTACCAGGAGATTTGGCGTTCTTTGACTTCCCCGCCGATGGCATTGACCGCATCTCTCACATAGGAATCGTGGAGAGCGTCAACGCCAATGGCACCGTCACCACCATTGAAGGCAACACTGCGCCCGACACGAAGGGCAATCAGCGCAATGGCGGTCAGGTAGCGCGTAAGATTCGCGCCTACAAGAAGAAGAATCGTGGCAAACTCAAGCCATCTCTGCCGGTGTTCATTGTGGGCTTTGGCAGACCTAAGTTCAAGGAGTGCAAATGCTCGACAAAGACAAACTCATCGCAGTTGGTAGCACATACGCAAGGGCAGGAGCTGCCGCAGTAGCCGCTCTCTATCTTTCCGACCCATCTCGCCCATTGAAGGATTATGTTGCGGCTTTCGCTGCGGCAGTTCTTGGCCCGATACTCAAAGCCATTGATCCTAAAGCGACAGAATTTGGTCGCGGAAGCAAGTAGAAATGCAACGGGGGAAAATCTTAGATGAGGCAAAACGCCTCACTCATTTGGATCGTCAAGACACCTATGGCGACCCGCTCACAAATCATCAACGCATCGCAGACCTGTGGAGTGTTTATCTTGAAACTGAGATAACACCTTCACAGGTCGCTTTGTGTTTATGTCTAGTCAAAATTGCTCGCTTGATGCAGACACCTGACCACATAGACTCATTTATAGATTTAGCAGCTTATGGCGCCATTGGGGGCGAAATCAGTGCATCTCAATAATAATCTCATCCTTGTTCCTACTCGTGGCAGACCTAACAACGCCATTGAAGTTCTCAAATGTCACAAAGAGTTCTCCTGTCGTTCTGACTTGCTCTTCATTGTGGACAGTGACGATGACGAACTCATCAACTATAGAAGCGCCGTCGGCGTTGAGAACATTGTTGAAATCGAAAATAAAACTCGTGGAATGGCTTATCCGGTCAATGTCGCTGCCAAGAAATATGCTAACGAATATGACTACTTCACCTTCATTGGCGATGACCACCGACTACGAACGCCCGATTGGGATATTGCCTTGATGCGTGCCATCGGCAACCGACCAGGGCTTTCCTACGGCAACGATTTGTTGCAAGGGCAGAATCTGCCGACGGCGGTGATGATGTCAGCCGCCATTGTCCGCGCCCTTGGCGGGATGGTGCCACCGAAACTCAAACACCTTTACCTCGACAACTTTTGGAAAGCCTTGGGCAATGACTTAGGGCATCTGACCTATCTGCCGCAGGTCATTATTGAACATCTCCACCCTGTCGCAGGCAAAGCCGAATGGGATGAAGGTTATCGCGCCGTCAATGCCCGCGAAGTTTATTCCTTTGATGCTTTGATGTTTGATAACTATATGAAGAGTGAAGATTATCAAGTTCTCTTGAAAACCTTGCGTCAATGAAGTGCATTGCATTCTCGCTCTATGGCAACGACTCGCGCTACACCATCGGAGCTATCAAGAACGCCATTCTTGCTTCACGATACTTTCCCTTCGATGACGGCTTTGTCACTCGCTTCTATGTGGGCAAGTCGGTTGATTTATCTGTCACAACAACGCTTGAGCGAATCAAAGGCGTGCACATTGTCACAATGGATCAAGTGGAAAATCACACCGCAAAATTGTGGCGCTATCTTGCTTTCTCTGACGAGCAATTTGAAGCAGTTATCTGCCGTGATGTAGATGCCCGTCTTTCCTATCGTGACCGTATTGCTCACGAAGATTGGGTCAACTCTTGCCTTGATTATCACATCATCAAAGACCACCCGACAGGTCACAACTATCCGATTTCTGCCGGTATGTTTGCAGGCAAGACAAAGGATTTGCGCTTCTTAGCATCCACCATCAACAATCGTGAGCGCGGCGATTACTACACTGTTGACCAAGACTTCTTGGCAGAAATCATCTATCCCATCGTCGCAGGTGACGCGCTCATTCACGATCCTTATTATCAGACAACTATCATTGGCAATTCAATTAGAACTACAATCCCCTTTGATGCGCCAACTCCCCTGTCGCATATCGGCGCAGCTCTATTTTCCAATGATATTTTTGTCTTTGACATAGACCGCAAAGCGCAAATGGCTTATTGTGGCTCTGCGAAATATATCTACGAACACGACAGGTGGGGAAAATGAAGATACTCATTACAGGCGATGAAGGCTTTGTTGGCACGAATTTCAAGAAGCACTTAGATTCCAAGCGCAATTCCATCACCGGCATTGACATCAAAAGTGGCATTGATGTTCGAGATTTCTTTGCTAAAGATGACACCAAGTTTGATGTCGTCATTCACCTAGCGGCAATCGTCGGTGGCAGAGCCACCATTGAGGGGAACCCTTTGGCAGTTGCCGCCGACCTTGCCATTGACGCCGACCTTTTCCAATGGGCGCTTCGCACTCGCCCTGGACGCATTGTCTATTTCTCATCGTCTGCGGCCTATCCGATTTACTTGCAACGAGCTGAATACAGGCAACGACTCAAAGAGTGGGATATTAACCTTGACCATATTCGCACTCCCGATTTCACCTATGGTTGGGCAAAGTTATCCGGTGAAATGCTCGCGTCGTATGCCAGAGCAGAAGGCTTGAAGGTCAGCGTTCTTAGGCCCTTTAGCGGATACGGAAGTGACCAAAGCCTTGACTATCCCTTCCCATCATTTATCAAACTCGGAAAAGAGAAGTCTGATCCTTTTGATGTATGGGGCAGAGGAACGCAGGTGCGCGATTTTATTCACATTGAAGATGTTGTCAGAGCAACTTTTGAAGCCATTACTAATGATGTCACCGTTGCAAATCTCTGCACCGGAAGGGCGACTTCCTTCATCGAGTTGGCAGAACTTGTGATGATGCAGGCAGGATATTTAGCTCCGATACGCACCAACCCGAAGGCTCCTGTAGGGGTTGCCTATCGGGTCGGTGATCCGAACAAGATGCTTGGCTTCTATGAGCCACGAATCTCTTTGGAAGAAGGAATTGCTCGCGCCTTTGCAGGTGCCTAGAACTGCTCTTCCATTTTGTTGATGGTGCGATTGATATATCGTGGGCCGACAAGTCTGACGAACCACTTGGGAAATGCGAAGGGCTTTGGCTCATTCTTTGGCATTACAAGAAGGATTAGCAGAATCCACCACGAATACCACACGCTCATCAAAGTCCAAAAGATAACGCTTCTGCCGACAGAGTAGGCGTAGAAGGCAGTGACAAAGACTGCAAGAAGTTGGAGTCCGTTCATTTAGCACCAACCCATCACAGGCGCAGGTTGAATATCTTTGACAACTTCATAGAACTTGCCGTTCTCGTGTTGTGATCCTGCGGTGACCACATATCCATTGAACTTGATGTCGACTCCATCGCGGAGCTTTCCAGGATAGGACTCGGCAGTTGCCTGATAGTAAAGATGCAGACCATCGCCGGTTTCTACTGTAAAAGTGTTGGTATAAAGACCATCGGTGCTTCCGCCGTTGCGATAGTCCACATCAAAAACAACAAGACCTGACGGCGCACAGGCGATTGCGATATTGAGCAAAGGTGACTTTGCAAACCATTTATTGACAACCTGCGGGTCATTTGATGCCGACTTATAACCGCGTGTTGCGATAGGAAAGAACGGCGTCTTTTGCTGCGGATAACAAGGCATCACATACCAACCGCGCTCTGCAAAGGCGGTGGCAATGTCGGCAGTTGATATCTCCATTGTCTTCATTTGACGAACTCCTTTAAGAAGTCAACGATGACTTCGGAAATTGTCTTGCCTTCTGCCTTCGCCTTCGCCTGCGCCTTGCGCCATAGTTGTTCGCTTACACGAACGGATCGAATCTTCTTCATTGATTCCTCACTAACTTCTGATGCAGATAATTGCAGTCAGGACAGACTGCCAACTTTTCATTCTCGCCATTGTCATATTGCCACCAAGTTTGATAACTCGTGACCATTATCTTTCCGCACATTGGACAAGTCATTATGCACCTACCTTGATGCGATAACGCTCAACTATTCCACCATTATCTAAATGCGCATCTATCTCTGCCATGACTTCTGCAAGTTTCATCGGCAATGGAAGATAATTGAACTCGCTAATTTTTCCATAGGTAAATTCACCTGTTTTTGTTCGCGTTATTGCAACACCGCGATAGTCGTAACCATAATCAGTCTTGATTATATTTTTTTTCATTGATGATTCTTTTCTACGATTAACTCAATTGCACGATATAGGTCAGCGATTATCAAATGCTCTTCAGGATTTGTCGCATCTATTGATGCAAGTAGAGAAAGAACGATTCTTGATGTATCGGTTGCTTTTGTCATTTTTACCTTTCGCGGGGCTACTACCTTTCGCCCACAGACCAAAGATAGACCTTGTGCCTACTCTTGTCCATACACAAGGGAGTTGAGCCTGCGGGCGTGTCGCGGGTAGTCTGTCAGACCTTCCCTTCATACTTATCCACAAGTTCAATGGAAGGGGATTTATGCAGTATCTGATATTCGGCGCCCTAGTGGGCGTTCTAGGGCTTCTGTGGGCGATTCTAGCCCTACACGATGACCCATTGAAGGAAGGCATCAGGCAGGCGCAGGCGTGGTCTAAGAGCCAAGATAGGCTTCGCAAGGTGATGCCTGAATGAGCCTATTCTCAGTTCACACCGCCATCGACGGCGCCATTGCCGTCTATTTGGAAGAAGCCGACGCCAATCTTGATCTCCTTGAAGACATCGTGGAGCAGGTGCCATTGCTACACCTAGCTCGCCTTCGAGACTTTTCAGGAACCTACGCACTGACATCGGAAGTGGCAGCGCGAGAGGCAGATAAAGTCCGGGCCGCCATTCCCACCGTCGTTGCGAAGGTGGCATCTATGAACGAAGATGAGGCGTTGGCTTTGGCTCAACAACTTATTGACGCGGTGAAATTTGCCCGCGCCATCGCCGGTAAAACGACGAAACTTGAATTGGTGAAATAATGGCAAATCCCAATGGTCGCAAAGGTAACGGCTTTGAAATCGGAGTTCTCAAGTGGTTGCGTTCTCGCGGTGTCTTTGCAGAGCGTTTGCGACTTGCGGGCAAAAATGATGAAGGAGACATCGTTGCGATTATTGCTGGCAAAACTTATGTCTTGGAACTCAAGAACAGAAAGTCAATCTCGCTTCCGGCCTTTTGGGATGAGGCCTGCAAAGAAGCCGTCAACTACGCCAAGGCGCGTGGATTGGATCAGACGCCACCTGCGTTCTTAGTTATCAAACGACGCAACGCAAGTATTGAGAAAGCATTTGTCGTTCAAGACCTTGATTCCTGGTTAGGTGAGAGAAATTGAATGGACTCAATGACTTCTTCCCATCACTGCCACTACTTCCCGAAGCTAGTTGCAAAGGTATTATCAACCCAAATTTATTTTTTCCAGAAAGTAGAGAACAAGAGGCAAAGTGTCTCCCAATCGTGCGTGCTATCTGCGCCGGTTGTCCTGAAAGAAAGGAGTGCTTGGACTACGCACTCAAGGAACAAATCGCACACGGAATATGGGCAGGAACGACTCCTGCTCAGCGTGGCTTTGGTCAAGGATTTAGAAACAGAAAGACCGGTCAAATGAACCGCTCTGATGCTATTCGATCCCTGTCTGCCTTGGGGCGAACACCGAAAGAAATCGCGGACACCTTGCGAATTGAGATGGCTTATGTCACTCAGGTTCTCAAGAGAGCTGCGAAATTGGAAGGAGAAACCCAATTACTCAACGCAGAAAAACAATCAGGGGAATCGCAATTATCATCGGAGTCAGCGCAATGACTTCAATGTTTGTCAATGCAGCATTTGCGCCGCAACCTGCGGTGCCTGCATCTATTATCTACAAAGACCGGCCTATCTTGGAGCAAGTAGATGCCAAGAAACTTGCCAAGACTTTGTTGACCAAGAATGAGTATTCCTGCCTTACAAAATTGTTGGGCAAGGAATCGGCGTGGAAGCCATCGGCTAAGAACCCGACTTCAAGCGCCAAGGGAATCGGGCAGTTGCTTGACTCCACCTATCGCAACCTTGGGATGAAACACTCTCAAGCATCGGTGCCGCAACTTGTGGCAACGCTCGCCTACATCCACAGGCGTCATGTAACTGCCTGCAATGCTTGGCAGTTTTTCAAAGAAAATAATTATTACTGATTCGAGGGGATCAATGTCAGTTGAAATTGAAAAGGGCGTCATTGACTTTGACGAGTCAATAGCGATGTGGCTTGAGCAATATCGCAGCGCCCTAGTAAAAATCAAAGAATGGGAAGAAGTTGCAGATGTAGCTCGCTCCCATATCGAAGCAGCACTTGGCGACGCCGAAGTTGGCTTTTATAAAGGCCAACAGGTTGTTCGCTATACAACGGTCACATCAACGCGATTTGATGTTAAACGCGCAAAGGAAATCTTGCCACCTCAGGTGCTTGATGTCCTACAAGTTCAGAGTAATTCTCGTCGTTTCACACTCGTCAATCAGGATCAGCAATGAGCATTCCATACATTCAACCTGTGGAACCTATTGTTCCTATCATTCCTGACTTTGATGACGAAGATGAGGATGACGAATGACTTTCACTTCGCCGGTTTCGCCTGCTAAATCTTTGAGTCAACACTTGGCTCAGATAATTACGCAGGCAGGAATCTGGACTCCTAGAGCAAAGCAAGTCGTCATTGGGCCGTCGGAAATGGGTCACGATTGCACCAGGCGACTTGCTTACAAGCTCTTGGATTGGGAAAAGACCAACGAGCAAGGAGCATCGAATTGGAGCGCCCAAGTCGGCTCTGCAATTCACGGCTATCTTGCCGATGTCTTTCGCAAGATTGAAGGCTATGAAGTTGAGCAACGAGTCACGATTCGTGGCAACTTGACCGGCACTGTTGACCTTTATGACATCAACAACGGCATTGTCATTGATTGGAAGACGACAAGTCCTAATCAAATGGATCGCAAACGCAAAGAAGGCGGAAGCGCTCAATATCAAACACAGATTCAACTCTATGGCTACGGCAAGGCGCAGACAGGGGCGAAGGTAACTAAGGTCGCCTTGGTCTATCTGCCCACAAGCGGTTCCATAGATGAGATGCACACAGAGTTGTATGACTACGACGAATCAGTTGCACTCCAAGCCCTAGAACGAGTGGACAATATCCACACGCTTTTGTCGCAAATTGATGTCGAGAGTAATCCGCAGATGTGGGAGATGATTCCAAGTGTGGCAAATCGGCTCTGCAACTATTGCCCTTACTTTCAACCTTTTAGCAAAGATTTATCGAAGGGATGTGCAGGTGACACACAAGCTCGTAATTAAAGCGATGAGCGCTTGGCAAGCTGCAATTCTTCGCGTCATTGGATGGATGATAGGCATTCGCGGAGAAGCAAAAATTGCCTACATTATTTTTGACCACGATGAAGTTGAACCAACCATCAACGACATCAAACGCAACAATGAAGAAAACGAAATGAACCGACAAGTAGATAAGGAGACGGGGGAATGACCTTCGCAGCACCAACATCAAATAACGAGAGCGTGAAAGTTGCAGACCTTGCAAATCACCTTCTCATCATTACACCTACTGAATACAAGACAGGGATTCAAACAATTCACGGACTTGCAGAAGCCGTGGAAGTCAATGTCGTTGACCTTGATACCAACAAAGAACACGGATCGCTTCTGTGGTTCAATGTTGGACTTCGCAATTCGTTGAAGTCAAAAATCGGGCAGAAGGTATTAGCCCGCATCGGCCAAGGCGCGGCAAAGCCAGGAAAGTCTGCGCCGTGGATTTTGGTTGATGCCACCGGCGATGCCACCGCTATCGCCAAGGCAAATGCCTATCTCTCGGCAACACCTGCGCCTGCGCCTGCGGCAACGCCAGCGGCGGCGCCTGTGGCGGTGGCGAACGGAATCACACCTGAAGTTGCCGCGCTCTTGGCGCAGCTTGGGGCAAAGCCGGTCTAGTTGTATCAGATGACTGCGGTTTCCTTCCGTCGCCGCAGTTGTCGATCATGAGCGATATTGAGGCCACCTTTCCCTCAATGACGCTGGAGAAGTCGCAAGGTGCGGGCAACGGGGCGCCGATGGGTGCAAATCCCATCACTTCACAAGTAACAACAACAAGGGGGTCTTGTGGCAACATTTGAAATTCACCACGGCGACAATCGTGATGTTTTGAAAGCGATGGAAGATAACTCCATTGATTCAATCGTCACCGACCCGCCTTATGAATTAGGTTTTATGGGCAAGAGTTGGGATGCAAGTGGCATTGCATTTAATATCGAAGTTTGGCAAGAGTGTCTGCGCGTTCTAAAGCCAGGCGGTCACTTGCTCGCCTTCAGTGGCTCTCGCACTTATCACCGTATGGCCGTTGCCATTGAGGATGCAGGCTTTGAAATTCGCGATCAGATTATGTGGATTTATGGCAGCGGGTTTCCGAAGTCATTGGACATTGGAAAAGCAATAGATAAGCGCGGCGGTGTTTTTGCCGACTTCACTCAATTTAGAGATGCGGTAAAAGCGGAGATGCGAGAGAAAAACATAAAAACTTCCGAACTTGCAGATGCATTAGGCAATTTTATGCTTTCTCATTATTTGACCAAAGGTTCGCAACCAGCAGTTCCAAATTATCGGGATTACAAAATCATCCGCGATTTCGTCGGATTGGGTGATTCTTTCGACCACCTTTTTGCAGAAGAAGCCGAGCGCGAGGTTGTTGGAACCAAAATGTCAGGCATTGCTAACGCTGAAGAAGGCGCTCGTCACACAATCGGCGCAAGTAAAGCGATTGAAGTGGACATCACCGCCCCCGCCACCGCCGAGGCGAAGCAATGGCAGGGTTGGGGCACTGCGCTAAAGCCCGCGCACGAACCCGTCGTTGTCGCTCGTAAGCCACTCATCGGCACCGTCGCCGCCAATGTGCTGACTTATGGCACTGGCGGGTTGAACATTGATGGGAGCAGGGTTGGCAAAGAAGAAATGATAAAAAAAAGTTCAAATGGAATTGTTAAAAGCGAAAATCGCTCAATGAGCGGCCCAAATTATGAAAGAGAAGTTGTTGGAACTGCAACAGGCCGTTGGCCCGCCAATGTCATTCACGATGGCAGTGACAAGGTTGTGGGGTTGTTTCCTGAAACTCATAGTGCGGGAAAGAAACGACAAGAACCTAGCGGAGTTGAAAACAACTATATGGGCAGAGGTTCAAAGAGCGGTGTGCGCATTGGTGATCCAGGCGGCTCCGCCGCCCGCTTCTTCTACTGCGCTAAGGCAAGCAAGAAGGATCGCAATGAAGGGTTGGATGGGTTTGAGGCGGTGCGAGTTCATGACGGTCGGCAGGAAGGCACTGTCGGTGGCTCTAATCCGAGAAATCGCTCTAACAATTATCGGCAAAATCACCACCCAACCGTCAAGCCGACAGACCTTATGCGCTATCTCTGCCGCCTGGTGACACCGCCGAATGGCATCGTTCTTGATCCGTTTATGGGTAGCGGCAGCACCGGCAAGGCGGCGATATATGAAGGGTTCAACTTTGTCGGCATTGAGATGACCGATGACTATATCCCCATCGCGAAAGCTCGCATTGAGTTTGCCGTCAATGAAATGGCGGATAAGTTGTTATGAGTCGAAGCAGTGTTGAAGGCGCCATTGCATCTATTCTGTGGCGTTGTTATGAGACTTCACTTCCTGACACTCCATTTCGCATGGGAACGCTCATCGCATCACAAATGCGCAAAGAAGGTTATTTAGTTAGCAACGATGATCCGTCAAAGGTAGAAGGAAGGGAGAGCCTGTGCGATGTCGCCATATTTTCTACACGCTAGGAGTTTCCATTTGCCCTGAATGTGGGCGTGATACTCATGAAACAGATTTTGCGTATCAAAGAAAATTGCACGAAGAATGGATTGAGCAAGGCAAGGCAGATTGGAATATCTGTCCACAAGGCGGAACATTGAGGGGATGGTGGTCAATATGACAACGGCAGTTTCACTCTTCGCTGGTGTTGGCGGTTTTGACTTAGCTCTTGAGCGAGCAGGAGTCAAAGTTGTCGCAACAGTGGAATGGGATAAACACGCACAGAAAGTTTTACAACGGCGATTTCCGAACGCTGCACTTTTCGGTGACATTCAGGGGGTAACATGTGAACAATTACGAGCAGCAGGATTTGATCCAAGCAACGGAATCATCACAGGTGGATTTCCTTGCCAAGACCTTTCCGTTGCTGGAAAGCGAGCAGGGTTGGCAGGAACGCGTAGTGGACTTTTCTGGGAAATCTGCCGACTCCTTGACGAAACACGAACGCAAACTTTTATCCTCGAAAATGTGCCTGGTCTTCTTTCCTCAAATAACGGAAGAGATATGGCCGTCGTCATTGAAGCGTTGGTCGAGCGCGGGTATCGCATCGCGTGGCGGGTGCTTGATGCTCAATACTTCGGAGTTCCCCAACGACGCCGTCGAGTCTTCATTGTCGGATGTCTTGGAGACGCAGGGAAATCACCTGAAGAAATACTCGCTATCGCCGAAGGCCGCGCAGGGTATCTTGCGAAGATCAAGCAGGAAAGGAAAGAAGTTACCCGAAGTTTTGCAGAAGGCGCTTGAAAATGTGGGCAACGAAATCAAAGAGAGCTCAATCTAAAGAAGACGATGAAACTTGGATAATGGGAGGAGTTACACCAACATTGAACGCTTTTGACTGCGGAGATACAAGAGCAACAGTTTTGATTTTTGAAGCGACAAGAGTTGAAGATGTCCGAATCTATGAGGACTATTCGCCAACAGTTGCAACTTATTGGGGAACAGGGGGAGCAAGAGTGCCTTATGTTTATCCGATTCAAGGCACCATCATCGGAAGAAATGACAACGCAGGGCCGCAAGGTAAAGGTTTCGGAGATGATGGCGAACCAATGTTCACCTTAGATCGAGTAAGTGGTCACGGTGTTGCCACACCATCAACAGTTCGTCGCTTGACACCGACAGAGTGCGAGAGATTGCAAGGATTTCCTGATGGGTGGACGGACGGCCAAGCCGATTCGCACCGCTATAAACAAATGGGCAATGCGGTGGCGGTGCCTGTTGTGCAATGGATTATTGACAGACTTGTGAAATAAGAAAGGGAGCAATGACGGGGGAAATTCTAAGAACGGCTCTTGAGTTCGCTGCTAATGGCATTTGCGCCGTTCCTGTTGCAACTGACGGCTCCAAGCGACCTGCGCTGACACATTGGAAGCAATATCAAAATCAACTACCGACACCTGAAGAATTGTTGACTTGGTTTTCTAATGCTGAAGGCGTCGGTGTCATCTGTGGCAAAGTCTCAGGTAATTTGGAGATGTTAGAGCTAGAAGGCAGGGCAGTTGCCGACAAACTACATCTTGACTTGAAAGAAATGGCTCATAACGCAGGTCTATCTGATGTGTGGGATCGAATCAATAATGGTTATGTCGAAGTCACACCATCAGGCGGGTTGCATTGGCTTTATCGCATTGATGGCGAAGTACCAGGAAATACCAAACTTGCTCGTCGCCCTGGTGAAAATGGCGGCGTTGATGTTCTCGCCGAAACTCGCGGTGAAGGCGGCTTTGTCATTGTCGCTCCGACCAATGGCACCTGCCATCCGTCAGGTGGGAAATGGGAGATGTTGGTCGGCAATGCCAAGTCCATTCCGACACTGACAATTGCCGAACGCGATCAACTCCATAAACTCTTCGTCACCTTTGATGCTATTCCTAAGAATGATGCCATTACTGAAGACATCAAAACAAAATCCGAAGGACTCACGCCAGGAGATGACTACAACGCCAAAGTCACTTGGGAGCAGATATTAGAACCCTTGGGGTGGTCAAAGGTTTATACAACGCGTGACAAGGTAAGCGCGTGGCGTCGGCCTGGCAAGAACGATGGCATTAGTGCGACGACCAATCACGCAGGCAACGATAAGTTCTTTGTCTTTTCCACAAGCACTCAATTTGAAGCAGAACGCTCCTATTCGAAGTTCGCCATCTTCACACTTGTCGAACACGGTGGCGATTTCACCGCATCTGCCCGCGCCCTTCGCGCCCAAGGCTACGGCGAACAACGCAAGGAACTTTCAACCCTGGAAGTTCACTCGCCATCACTTGTGCAGCTTCACGACGAAGAAGGCAACTTGAAAGACTCGTCGTGGATACCGAAACAAATCGGTGAAACCGAACTTGAGCAGGAAAGCCCACCTTCAATGCTTCGCAGAGAAGACGGCAACTGCCTGCTCTACGCTGGAAAAATCAATGCCATCTTTGGCGAGTCTGAATCAGGCAAGACTTGGATTGCGTTAGAAGCCATACGCCAAGAGCTAGAAAAGAACAACATCGTCTTCTATCTAGACTTTGAAGATTCGGCTCGATCCATTCTAAATCGCCTCAAGACCTTGCGTGTGCCGACAG